ACAGCGCCACGCTGTCTGCCATTCAGGGCGTGTCCGACGACTTCTACGGCGTCGCAATCACATCACAGACCGTAAGCGATCAGGAAAGCGCCGCTGGCTGGTGCAATACCCGCATGAAGATTTTTGGTTGTTCTACAAATGCCGCCGATGTCATCGACGTGGCTGTCTTGAGCGACACAACCACAATCGCGGCGAAACTGAAAATCAATTCCATCGACCGTGGCTTTTGCGTGTTCAGCCGCACCGCCGCAACCACACATCCAGAATGCGCCGTCTTCGGCAAGTTCCTTCCTCAGAATCCGGGATCGTACACCGTCAAGTTCAAAACGCTGTCGGGAATCGCCGCGGATATTCTCACCCCGACGCAGAGTCAGAATGCGCGGGACAAAAACTGCATGGTCTATGAACCGGTCGGCGGTGTGGACATTACGCAGGACGGCAAGGTCGGAAGCGGCGAGTTCATCGACATTATGGTGTTCGTGGACTGGCTTCAGGCGCGCTTGCAAGAACGCATCTACTCCAAACTTGTAAACCTTCTGAAGATTCCGTTCACCGACGCTGGTGTTCAGGTAATCGTCGGGGAAATTCGCGCCCAGCTTCAAGCCGGTATCGACGTTGGCGGACTCGCTTCTTCCCCAGCGCCGGTAGTCGATTTCCCGGCTGTTGCCGACGTGTCTGTGAATGATCGTGCATTGCGCACCCTTCCCGACATCACATTCAGCGCTCAGCTTGCCGGGGCAATTCATTCAGTCACGATCATGGGAACTGTTTCGGTTTAATAAACGTAAAACGTGTATCAAATAAAAAGGAGTTGGTGCTATGAGCGTAAGAACATATAACCCGCAATCCGTCATCCTGACCGTCGGCGGTGTGCCGTTGTCGGGATTCGCTGACGGTACATTCGTTCGGGTTGAACGTAAGAACGACAGTTTCTCAATGGTAAGCGGTGCGGATGGGGTTGTGAGCCGGTCAAAGACGAATGACTATTCCGGTACGGTCACGATCACTCTTGCCCAAACAAGCCCGTCCAATGCGGTGCTGTCGGCATTTGCCGCCACTGATGAACTGACGAACAAGGGGATTTTCCCCATTTCTTGTATGGACGCTTCGTCGTCCGTCATTAGCGGGGAATACTCCCTGCATTTCTCAGCATACGGATGGGTCAAGAAACCGGCAAGCGTTGAATACGGCAAGGACGTATCCAACCGCGAATGGACGTTAGATTGCGCCGATCTGATGATGTTCACCGCTGGCAACGCTGACTTCGTCATTCCCACACCGGTATAATTCACAAACCAAAAAGAAAAGCGAGGTTCTGAATGGTTGAGACAACGACAAAGGTGATTGATGGGAAATCGGTAATGGTAACGCAATTCCCGGCATTGCCGGGGTTGCGTATGCAGTTGGCACTTGCAAAGTTCATCGGCCCGGCTGTCGGCGTTTTGGTCGGCGGGGACGGGACAAACAAGGTGACTCTTGACACGGACATAAGCGCCGGGTTCATCGGTGTAGCCCTCAAAACGCTTACCGAAAAACTTGACGAATCCGGCACTATTACCCTTATTCGACAGCTTTTGACGTCAACTCGTATCGACGGCAAGGAAATTTCTTCTGACAACGATTTCAACATGACATTTGCCGGCAACTATATGCTTTTGTATAAGGTGCTGGGATATGTCATTGAAGTAAATCGTTTTTTCGATTTCCTGACTACTGGAAAGGCAAAGGACATTCTGACGGGGATTCAGAACATGTCATCGCCCTCCTCGACTCAACAGTAGTGCAGGAATGGTCGGTGTGGCGGCTTGTTGTAAAACAGGTCGCCACACTTCAAGAAGTCGAAACGTATTGGTCAGCGGACGATGTGGCAAGAGCGTGTGGGTTCCTGAATCTCTTCGACGAATTTGAATATCAAGCGGCACAAAAGGCGAAAGAACAATGACACTCCGCGAATTGATCACGAAAATTTCGTTCACAGTTGATGACACCCAACTAAAACGCGCTGAAGGAATGCTCAACAATTTCTCGTCGAAACTCAGTTCATTTGGCAAGGGGATGTCGCTCGCATTCACAGCCCCAATTGTTGCCGTAGGCACCGCCAGCGTTATAGCGTCAAATCAGATGGAAGACCTTTTGTTGACGTTTACCACATTGACCGGTTCCGCCGCTGGTGGCGCGAAAATGCTGGCTGATATAAGGCAGTATGCTTTTGAAAGCCCTTTGTTTGATCCTTTATCGCTGTCGGAATCAGCAAAACAAATGATGGGCTACGGCATTGCGGCAGAAGAAGTCATGCCAGCGATCCGGGCTTTGGGTGATGTGGCGGCGGCTGTCGGCAAAGAGAAAATGCCGCTTCTCGCGTATGCACTCGCGCAAGTAAAAGGCGCCGGTAGGTTGTTGGGTCAGGATGCAAGACAGTTTTCAAGTTCCGGGATCAACATTTACAAAGCCATTGCCGACATGCAGAAAAAAACTGTTATGCAGGTCATGGATGAAGGCAAGAAGGGGCTGATTTCATACGACACGGTTCGTGATGCACTCACGTTCCTGACTACCGAAGGTCGTTTCAAAGGCGCCGTCGAGAACGCGGCAAAAACGACGTCGGCGGCTTGGGGTCGTATGATGGAACGCATGTTCAATTTTCGCGTCGTGTTCGGGGACGCAATCAAAGAGGCATTACATCTCAGCAAGGTATTCGACGGACTCGGCAACGTACTCGGCAAGGTCGGAACGTGGTTTGAGAAATTGAATCCTGGCATCAAGACCTCAATAATTTTGTTTTTAGGGCTTATTGCGCTTATCGGCCCGATTTCCATCGGCATTGCTATGTTGATCCCTCAATTCATTGCTTTGGGTGTTGCTATAAATACCGCGATATGGCCTGCTACTTTAATCATTGCCACGCTGGTCGCCCTCGCTCTGATTATAGACGATTTTATGACGTGGCAGAGCGGCGGATCATCCATACTTGGTGACATGTTCGGTAATTTTCAGGTGTTTGCCGCTCAAGCAATGGCGTATTTAGAGCCGTTGATTGAGGGGCTGAAAATGATGTGGGACGGCTTGGTGGAAATTGTCACCGGCGCCTTGGCTATTCTCATAGGACTGTTCACCGGCAATTCCGATCAACTCTCGTCGGGCATCGAAAAACTTCTCCACGGCGTAATGGTTGTTTGTCAAGGACTTTTTCAGTTCATCGGTGTGGCTTTGCTGGAGTTTACAAATTGGCTTGTGCTGGACGTCTTGCCGAACGTGTTGAAAGCCGTCGCTGGGTTGGTGTGGAATATTTTCAAGAGCGTTATGACGCTGGTGTTTGATGTGGTCAAGGCGGGGCTTATTGCCTTGCTGAATATGGTCGCCAACATTCCCGGCATGAAAAAACTGTTGGGCGGCACGATCAAATCTTTGAGTGAATTTTCTGCCAGCGATGCAGGGAACATGATAAGCGACGATCTGCAGAACAATCCGCTGTTCAAGGGTATAATCAGCGGTGCAAAAGCCGTCGGCAGTATAAACATGAACCCGATTCCCCAACACGGGCTTTCCCCAGCGACGGGGTACGTTCCTAACGTGTCGCTGGTGCCGGGTGCTGGCGACATTAACGTGGGTGGCATTAAAATCAACATCGTCGGCGCCGACGCCATTTCGCCTATGGCAATCGGTCAAGCTGTTCAAGACGGAGTTCACAAAGGCACTCAAAAATCCTATCGCGACGCAATAGCCGGTAAGACCGGAAGACCGGGGAAAAAATAATGGCTCAAATAACGCCGATAGAGCAGACTCAAGCAACCGTCGTCCTGAAGAAAAATTCACCGCCGACGATCGATTCATTTCAGTTGGATTGTACCATTTCTGAGGAACATCAGTTCAACAACAACGTGACGCAATTTCCTGTTGAATCCGGTGTCGCAATCAGCGACCACATTCTCAATCAGCCGATCAAATTGACGATGGACGGATTCGTTACTAACTCCCCCATTGTTGAATTGTCGAACGCAAAACAGGTCGGTAATTCAAGAGAAGAAATATCCAATCGCACCGAACTGGCGTTTGATTTTCTCATGCGATTGTGGCGAAGACGTGAGCCGGTCACGGTGGTAACGCCTACAAGACAATACGAAAACATGGCTCTTTCATCGTTGAAAATTCCTCGTAGCGCCGAGATCGGGGACTCGTTCAAATTCAGCGCGGAATTTCAAGAGATACGAATTGTGTATACTTCCAGCGTCTCTACCGAAAATATTGTCGTGACTAAAAAAGGCGATACCAGCGGAAAAGCCGGGGCGAAGGAACAAGGGTCGGCAGAGAAAAACGGCGGGACGAACAGCACGAAAAAGACAGAGAAAAAAGTAAGTGCGCTAAAAAACCTCTCTAATAGGCTTTCTGTTTTAGGGAAATGATTGACTTATGGTAATTATACCGACACTTCCGTATTACTCATATACCGAACAAGTGACCATCGAAAACGTGGTTTATATTCTGCGTTTTAATTGGAACTACCGCCAGCAAAGTTGGCATCTTGACGTTTTCGACAAGGACAAGGTGTTGCTGGTGTCCGGGATTCGGCTTGTCAAAGGGCTGAATATTTTACGTCCTTACCAATATCTCCCCATACCGCTGGGGGAAATTCTTATTGGCGAAGACGGCAATCCTTACGGTGATGTGGCTGACGGGGCTTTGGGTACGACGGCTTTTGTCTATTACGCGACCGAGGAAGAAAGTGCAACAGTTTAATCGTAACATCGAATTGATTGTTGGCGACACTTCGGTTCAGACCGGGGAAACCGAACGTCGCGGCACCCGCATGAATTCTGAGACAGGGATTTTAAGCACGTTGCCGTGTCTCAACATCTCGTTTAACGTGAAGAAGTTTTTGAAGCAAAGTAAAGAGGGGTCAAATTCGTGTTCTGTTGATGTATACAATCTTAGCGAACAGACACGAAACAAATTCCGATCAGAAGACAATTTCATGCAGTTGAAGGTCGGGTACGGCGATACAAACGAAGTGATTTACTGCGGCTATATTGATTTCATAGGCACGAAATTTCCCGCACCTGACACGATCACGACGCTGGAAGCGCACAACCTCACGGCGGCAGAAACCGACATCAGCCTGTCGTACAAAGAGAACACCGGCGCGAAAAGCATTCTCAATTCCGTCGTCGATCAAATCGGCATCCCGATCCATTCCGACGGCGGCTTGTCGAATATTCTCGACAGTTCGTTCACGCAAGGATTTACCTTTTCCGGGAAAGCTTCGGACGCGTTGGACAAGCTGACGGAAAAACTTGATGTGGATTGGTCAATTCAGAACAATGTCGTGCGGTTCAGTTCGCGCAAGAATCCCCCGAAAAAGAGCGCAATATTAATTACGCCTGAAACAGGGCTGATCGGAAGCCCGGAGCCGAAATACGAAGTTGACAAAGTAAAAAAGACAAAAACAAATCCGAACCCGTCGCCTATTTCAGGTTGGGTGGTGAACATGCTTTTGCGCCCCAGCGTCGAACCCGGCGATCTGATTTCGGTTGAAAGCGCTGTCATCGCGCCGAACAGCTTTTTCAAGGTACTGACGGTAGAACATTCCGGGGAATATATGGGGACAAATTGGAATACGCGGGTTGAGTTAGTGGATGTTGATGTGAGTTTTAAACAAGACAACAGTTCCGTAGCGTAATTATTATGAGTCAATCAAATCCAACGCTGGCAGAAGTGATTCATGTGTCCATTGAGGATTACATGAACGGCATTCATACAGCCATCCCAGCGATCGTAGACAGCTACGATTATAAAACACAAAAAGCCAAGGTCGTACCGGCTGTGAAACGGATTTCCGCTGATGGGTCGTTGGTGAAAATGCCAGTTATTACCAACGTGCCTGTTATGTGGTCTCGCGCTGGCAAGGCGATGATTCATTTCCCTTTAAATAGGGGTGACAGCGTTTTGCTGGTTTTCTGTGAACGGTCGGTCGATCTTTGGCTCAAAAACGGCGGCATAGCCGATCCCAGCGATTCCCGGTGGTTTGATCTGACGGATGCGATTGCAATACCAGGGCTTTTCCCGTTTTCGGAAAAATCCCTCGCCACGGACAATGAGACGGTGCAATTCATTTACGGCGACTCGGTAATTAAAATGAAAGACGACGGCGCGATTGACATAAATGATGGTATAATTACGATTGAACCCAGCGGGAACGTGAGCATAAACGGCGACGCATTGACGGTGGACGCATGAGTAAAAACATCGCAGTAGACGGGACAAATCTTGTCGTAAGGGCGACACCTGTTGTTGCTATTCAGACCGCGCCACCATCAATAATAATGCCGATCGGCGGGACTCCCGGCATACCCCCGCTATGCTTTGATTTCGGAAACGGCGACGCCAAACTCACGGAATCCGACAAGGTCAAGGCGTCGGACGATCCGGTGCTGGTCGATAAGATCACCGAGAAACTCATGTCTACCCCAGCGTCGGGCGGTACTGTCGCGGATTTTGGCTGTCAAGTAGTAGGCAATTTAGTTACCACATGGACAAACCGTGGAACATATCAAATAGCGGCAACGGCTACCAAAACCAAGGCTGGGGGAAAGGCTGTTATTCGGGAAGATGATGCAACAACGGTTCCTTGTTCATGCGCGGGATCATACGTTGCAGGAAGTACGACAGTCCCTTGTTCCGGGTCGTGCAACATCAAAATTCAAACAGCAGGGCAATCGAAAGCGAAAGCATTATGAAAGACATACGCCTTGATCTGAACGACAAACACGATATGACCTTGACCGGCACCGACCTCACATTGGTGTCCGATCTTGACTACATTTTACAGAAGCTATCCGTGCGGCTTTTGTTCTTTTTTGGTGAGTGGTATTTGGACACATCCGTGGGTGTCCGCTTCTACGAACATATCCTTATAAAGAATCCGAACATCGCTCTCATTGACTCTCTGTTGAAAGGAGTTATTTTAGGAACGGATGGGATTTTAGAGATCGTCTCATATAAATCCACTTTTGACAACGCCGCACGGTCGTTGACAATAGAAACAGAAATCAGAACCACATACGGCGAAGCGTACTTCAAGGAGACAATCTGATATGGCTTTCGGTCTTACCACTACTGGTTTTGCAGTCAAACGTCTTCCTGACATAAAGCGGGAACTTGAAGTCGCGCTTCGTGAAACATACGGTGACGTCGATCTTTCCGAATCATCAGTTTTCGGACAACTTGTCGGCGTCTTTGCCAAACCCGCCGCTGATCTTTGGGAATTGATGCAAATTATTTATGATTCACTCAATCCCAGCGCGGCGTCCGGGATTCCGTTGGATGATCGTGTCGCGTTGAATGGAATCACCCGCCTACCGGCTACCCGGTCAGAGGTGCTTGTCGCGCTTTTGTGCGGCACCGCACCCACAACCATTTCCAGCGACACCGTGTTTTCTGTTGCGTCAACCGGCAAACAGTTCAAGCCGAAAGTCGATACGGAAGTGACGGCGAACGCTTCAGCGGCTACGGCTATTCGTGTAACAATAAATGAGGCTGTCAATCTTGAGACATACGGCGTTCAAATCGGCATAAACAACATCGTCACCGACACCGGTTCCGGTGAAACTGTCGCAAGCATAGCGGAACAAATCGTTGCAGACATCAACGCCTCTATTCTGTCTTCCACTCATTTTGCATGGTGGAACGGTGGCGACACGTTCGACGTTTACGTCATCGACAAAGAAACCGTGTTCAATTCAGCCGTGACGTGTTCTGCCGGGACGGGCAAAATAGAGATCGTCGCGTTTGGGCAATTCACCGCTGTCGAGGCATCAGAACTCGGCGCCGTGTCCGGTGCGGCTTTCAGCATAACCACAATTGAAACGCCGGTCGCTGGGCTGGACGGCGTTATAAACTACTCAGATGCGGTCTACGGTCGTGAGGCTGAAACCGACACCGAACTACGCGCCCGTCGCTTGTCATCATTGCAGTTGGTCGGTGCTGGCACCGTAGAAGCCGTCCGCGCTCGTATACAGCAAGACGTCCCGGGCGTGGTGGATTGTTTCGTATTTGAGAACATCACCGACGCCGTCAACGTAGACGGACTCCCGGCGCACTCGCTCCATGCCGTCGTGGACATTCCCGACACCCCGGCAAATACGCTGGCGGTGGCTGATATGCTTTGGCTGGTGAAACCGGCTGGAATCCGTACATACGGCGCAACAAGCGGCACCGTGATTGATTCTCAGGGGACGGCGCAGACTTTGTATTTTGATCGACCGACACCTCAATATGTCCATCTGCGGATCACCTATTCGCTGAATCCCGAAGAAATCTTTCCCAGCGACGGGGAGTCTCAAATCACGGCGGCTATTCTTGAAATCGGGGCTGGATTTTCCATCGGTGCCGATCTGATTATTCAGAAATTTTACAAAGCCATATACTCGGTAGTTGGCATTTCGGAAGCGACAATTGAGATGGGAATTACGCCGAACGCTGGCGACACTCCCACATACGGAACCGTAAATATTGCAATCGGTAAGACCTCAAAAGCTATTTTTGCGTCTGATCGTGTTCATTACGTTTAACGGTAAGGGCTACAAATGGCAAATAGATCTTGGGTGGGTGGAACAGGAAATTGGGATCAAACCTCACACTGGTCTAATTCTAGCGGTGGGGGCATAGAGATGATCCCCTGTCTCATACCACTCCGGGACGGTCACGGGATAGCGGCACCTGTTGTTACGGGATTGATGTCGCAAACGGTCGAGCTTTTGCTCGTTCCCGTCAGTCGTCCAGTGGTCGGGGACCGCTACAACTCCCAAGCCGTGACGCGCAACGTCGCGTTTCAATGCGTTCCCGGGGGGAGTCGTTTCGTGATGATGACGGATCGGGACACGCTTCTGACGGACTCGGGCGCGGTCGCCGCAGCCATCGCTCTCCTCGAACAGGACGACTTGCTGATGTGTGTGACGTTCCGGCTCAAAGCATCGTATAGCTATGAGCACTATGATATTGGCTGTATGGTATTCAAGCGGGAGATGCTGGGCAAGGTTGCCTTCTACTCGGACAAAGGCGAGTGCAACTGCGACTGCGTGAAGCTCGCTCTACACGCGAACGGGTACAAAATCCGCCACCTCTCCGACGACCATCAAGGGAAGGTATACTCATATGGAACCGATTGATAACAACAAGTTCCTTTCCGTCGCCGATGAGGTACTGGTCGAAGTGGGGGACGTAAAACAACCCGACTTCTACCCACAGGCCAAGCTCATCTGTTGGGAGAATGAGAGCAACTTCAGCCTTCGTTATGCGGCAGATATTGCGGGAGCTACCGCGGGGATGGACGAGCAGGGGAGAGTCGTCTGGACTGCGGCGGACGGGACCGAGGTGCACGTGTACGCGGACCCGGACCCGAGCATGGGGCAGGGACTTGAGCTGGAAGTCGTGTACCAGAATAAACCAGCCTCCAACGTCGTCGGTTTCACCATACAGCATAAAGAGGTTGAATTTTTGTATCAGCCTCCTCTGACCGCGGAGGAGATTGAACGAGGAGCCCGTCGCCCGGAGAACGTGATCGGCTCGTATGCCGTGTACCACGCCTCCAAGACCGGCAACGCATACCAGAGCGGTAAGATGTTTCATATTTACCGACCGAAAGCGGTTGCCTCTGACGGGGAGGGAGTATGGTGCGAGCTGAATATTGATCCCATCGCGAACACGCTCACGGTGACGGTCCCGCAGGATTTTCTTGACTCGGCGGCGTATCCCGTGACGGTTGACCCGACGTTCGGCTACACGACAGCCGGAGCGTCCAGTCAATACCTCTCTTCGATGGAGAGCGGCGTATTTCAAACGGTCAACTATTACGCGGCCGCTACAGCATCGACGGTCATCTCGAATATGCAGGCATATCTGAATCCGCCGAACAGCAGTACAAGGGCCAAGGGAACCCTCTATGAAGGGACAACACCGCCCTCCGCTTTGATCGCGGCGGGAGCCGGAGACTCCACTCCCCTGAGTACGGGAGCTGGGTGGAAAACGCTCGACTTCACGACCTCCCCGCCCAGTGTCGTGAGCGGTTCAAGTTACCGTCTCGGAGTCCTCGGCGATACTGACGGACTGTTAGCATACTACGACAGCGGAAGTGCCCCGAATGCCGCTAACTTCAATTCAACGGGGGTGAACTTTACGGTGCCGGAGCCTTGGCCATCGACGGGGAACCACAACCTCGGAAGGTTCAGCATATACGTCAACTACACAACGGCATCGACCGTACCAGTCAAAATGGATAACTACCAACGGAGGCACCAATGATATTTCTGAAGCAAAGTACGACCGTGACGCTGATGCTCGGTCCGTTCCTCGACGACACGGACGGCAAGACCGCGGAAACTGCGCTCACCATTACACAGGCTGACGTGCGCGTATCGAAGAACGGGGGAGCGTACGCACAGAAAAGCAGTACAGCCTCCGCCGCGCATAGCGAGGCCGGGGAGTACACTTGTGCCTTCGACGCGACGGACACGGGGACCCTCGGTGTACTGAAAATCAGAGTATCGGAAGCGGGAGCCCTCCCGGTTTGGGTCGAGTGTATGGTGGTTCCGGCGAACGTATATGATTCACTGATCGGCGGAACTGACTATCTCGAAATAGACGCACGGCAGTGGGCTCACCAGACTATCCCCACCCCAGCGGTAACGGGCGTGCCGAAGGTCGACTTGACGCAAATTGACGGGCTCGCGACCTCGACACAGGCCGCTATCTTGAAGCTGAAACAACTCGACGTTCAGAACACGACCGGCTCCGCCATTATAGCGAAGTCGAGCGGCTCGAACGGTCTGGGGATAGATGTCGCAGGGAACGGAACCGGAGCGGCAATGAGGCTCGTCGGCGGTTCGACGGGCCGTGGGCTCTCGGTTGACGGAGGCTCCTGCGGTGGAACGGGGGCAGATGCTGTGTACCTCGGCTCGGCAGGGAGGGGACTCAATATTGCATCAGCCAATCAGGCTATTCTCGCGACAGTCACGGGCTCGGTTGCCGCGGTCGAGATCTCCAAGACAACGACCGACGGAGATGCCGTCAAGTTCACCGGCTTCGGAACCGGCGCGGGGCTCGCGGTCTACGGAGGAGCAACGAGCGGTTCTTGCGGCTTGTACGCTGAAGGTATGGGAATAGCGGGCGCGGGTATTTACGCCAAGGGCTCTCTCGGCACAGGACTACAGGCCGAGGGCGGTGTCTACGGTTTGCTCGCGAATAATGATGCAGGCGGCTATGGATTGTATGCGCGCGGTGGGGAGGCCGGAATGGTCGGATTCTGCACCTCCGCGTCCGGGCACGGGCTCCTCCTCACCGGCGGAGGAGACGCATTCCACGCACAAGGCGGCGGCACGGGTTCAGGGATATACACACGCGGCGGGTACTCAGCCGGTTCTGTCGGGATACGCGCAGAAGGTTTCGGAGCTGGCGGAAAGGGTATTCACGGGTACTGCGCTCTGGGGACGGGTATGACCGCGGAAGGTTCCACGGCAGGTATGGTTATGACAGCGAATGCTTCGGGCTCGTACGGTCTGAATATCTCGGCGGCTGGCGGCGGGATATATGTCGGAGCCGAAAGCGGAGACGCTCTGCGGCTCCTCGCGTTGGGGTCCAACGGCCACGGCATCTACGCAAAAGGAAACGGCACAGGCGCAGGTATGTACCTGGAGAAGGGTGTTGGCGGGTCATACGACTTCCAAGGCGCAACCCCGGCAACCAACCTCTCCTCCTCCGCCGGATTAACGGCACAGCAGGTTCGGGATGCTATGGCGCTTACGACGCTTGCAACTCCGTCGGGGAATTCAATCGATTCCCAGCTTTCCGGGATCAATACCAAACTCACCACGATAGACACCGTAGTGGACGGTATCGCGATTCATGTGGACGACATTCATAATGACGTCAGGACAATCAACGTCAATGTGTCGTCGCTGGGATCAGCGATCACGGTGGTGGATGGACACATTCTGACGGTCGATTCTGTCGTCGATCTGATTAAGACCGACACGACGGCTCTTGTTGCCTCGGTCGATTCTGTTTCTAACAAGGTGGACATTGTGGACAACGGCGTGGATGCGATTGTCGCTAAACTGCCGCCGACCATGATCTCTAACCTTGCGCTCTCTGCCAGCGTTGACGGTGTAACGATTGAGGCGTTGTTCAGGAAAATGCTTTCGATGTCCACCGGGCGGTTCAAATTGAACGTGCCGGTTGCCGGGCAAATCACCTTCTACAAACGCGACAACATTACCCCGGAATTTGTGGTTCAGGTCACGGACACAGAACGTACAAGAATCAGCGGATAATAAAGCATGACAAAAACAAGTGAACTTTCTCGGTTTGGATTCTTTGCCGACGCTGGAGTGCCGCCGCTGGTGTACAGCGGTTTGCTTTCCACGTTTGGATATTTGACGTGGGGAACCGCGCCGGGATCGTTGATTACCAACCATGAGGAACGCGCCGCTGGACTGTTGATTGAACAGTTTCAGTATGCGCGTGACCTTATGGATAGACCGTCACGAACCAGCCAAACGCTCCGTAAGTTTGTCAAGCAATTGCAAGACGTGGAAAATGCCGGATCAGATTTCACCTCGGCATTCAACCTCTACGTTGCCACCGGCGCACAACTTGACGTAATCGGTAGGTGGGTGGGGGTTGCGCGTGAGGGCATGAGCGATGACGAATTACGAAACGAACTGTACTACCAAATAGCCAAAAACCAAGCGACTGGCGCTCCCGAACTTATCATCGAAACCCTGCAACGAATCAGCGGGGCTACCGTCGTTCAATACACGGAGTCTTACCCAGCGAAGGTAATTCTTTTTGTGAATGACGCTATTCTGACGGACACTGATGAAAATATTCAACGTGCTGTTCAGACCGTCATGCCAGCGGGTGTGGGTTTGACGTTTGTAAATGGTGGTGGCGGTAATGTGTTCTCTACGGATTTTGATGAAACAACATTGCCCGATTATGCTCTTGGATTCGACGAACTTGACTACCTTGAAGCTGGCGTGAACGTCGGCGGTCGCATCAGCGAATTAATCATAGCTTAAAGACATAGGAGTTTTTCATGCCGGTTACAAAGCCTACCGATTACCCTGAATGGGCAACGATTGATGAAGTGAATCCGACCAGCGGAAAGAATAATGTTGTTGAACCCGACAACACACACAAATTGATCGGATGGGATTTCAAGGAATTTCCTCCACGTCAATTTTTCAATTGGCTTGCCCGTTTCACCCATCGATGGATCCTGTGGTTCGATCAGGAAGTAGATTCCCTCCGTGATGCTTCTGATTTCATGTGG